ATACTTCACTAAATCCAGAACGTTCAAGTATTTTATTTTTGATTTCTAATTGACGTTTTTCTCTTTGTATACGACGAAGAAAGGCATAGTAGATAATCTGTGTAAAGTAAGCAAAAGGATTTTCAGATTTCTTTGGATTAAAGTTATGAATATACTGAACACAATTTTCAATTCCATCACAAATCATATCGTCCTTAAACATATAATTAACGAAATTTGGTTTGAATGAAAGATGATTAGCAATCTTTAAAAAACATTCACCTATGTAACGTGGTATTACTGGTTTGGGTTTGTCTTGAAGAGAAGCAATCTCAACATCTTCCCTATACTTAATGAGAGCAGCAAGAAAATCTTTGTTATTTACATAATGATCTGACCTTTTTCTTTTAGTCATAACATTTGTTGTTATCATAAGTTTTGTTCATTAATATGTATGAATTATAACACGTATTTTAATAGTTGACAAGTTTCTCAAATAAGTGTACAATAACCTTTGTGAGGGTTGAAAAGATTGGTATAAGTTACTTAGAGATACTTAACTAATCTTATAGATCTTCTCCAAGATTTCTTTAGCATCATTTACATTTGAAAGATAACCCATTGTTTTACTTGGTTTAGATTCATTAATTCCTTTTGTATCCAGTTGTCTCACATATGATTGATACATTACAATCATTTCAATATCAAAAGATTCTGACATTGTAAGAACATCATTTAAATTAATAACAAACATATCCTCTGTTGTTGTTTTCATCCAAGGTTCAAACTTATAACCAGAAACTCCAAATCTATTTTTAATTTCTGATATCATAATTGGATTTAGAATAATTAATAAAGTTTTATCTTCTTCTTCCACAGCAGACACTTTGGCAAATATTTCTTCACCTGATTTTAATTTTATTGTTGAGTAAAAATCTTCTTCCATTAGTTTTTGAGTTGTATTGTAATTATTTCGTAATTAAATTTTTCTTCATTATATATTTTAATTCTTTCTATAAAGTGATTGAGAGTATAGTTCTTTCTTGAGTTATAAGTACAATCATCAGAGATGTCATACAAGACTGCTTTTGTTTTGTTTTTACCTTTTCTTAAAACTCTTCCAATTGATTGGAGATTTCTAATTCTGGATTTACTCGGAGAAGCAAATATTACATTGTGTAGATTTTGAATATTGATACCAGTTGAAAATGTACCATAAGAAGCAACAATAATCGCATCATTTTCCTTTTCAGTAATCTCACGAGTGAGTTCTCTTTCTTCAGTATCCACACCACCATGAATAAAGAAAACTTTTCTATCATTCTTCTTATTACTATTTATCTTTTCATATAATATGGATCCGTGTGTTTCAACTCTTGAGTATAAAACTAAAGTATTTCCTTTTAAATCTAATGCAAGATTTTTAATAAAGTTATTTCTTTTCTCATGAGTTATTAAGTATTGTATCTCATCTTCATAAACATCAAACTTCTTGGGAGAATGTTTGAGAACTATACATTGAATATCCAATTGAGAAAGATGTCCTTGCTTCATCAGCACATCTGTTCTTGTAACTTTATATGAAGGACCAAATAATCCCTCTAAAACCCACTTATGAGTTTGAGTTCCATCTAAAGTTCCAGTAAATCCAAAACGATATTTGGCATGATGTAATTTAGTCATAATTGAGATTAATGACTTGCTCTTGAATAAATGAGCTTCATCACCTATAATAACACCATAGTTCTCAAAGAAAGAACGTTCAAGTTTGTATATTGACTGCCAGGTTGTAATTGTAACTGGATGTTCGTTTGTTTTTTCTCTTCCCGAATAAATTCTGTGACAATATGATTCAGCATCCCAACCATAGTCATGAAAATCTTTATACATTTGCTCCACGAGTGATGTCGTTGGAACAACTAAAAGTATTTTTTCGTGTTTATCTACATAGTATCTCACTAACGAATAAATCATCAGAGATTTGCCTGATGCAGTGGGAGATATCAATAGTTTTCGATTATGCCTTAATGCACCATATACTCCCTCTACTTGATAATCACGAGGAGTGTGACAACAAATAGATTTCATATAATCTTGAACACCCTCAAGTGAGATGCCCTCATTTATTTCAAAAGGTTGACCATAAAATTTATTATCTTCAAAGGTATAAGTATAATTAGATTGCTCACAAAAACTTATAATCTTATCTAAAAGACCAACATAAATCTGTTTAGTTCTAATATCAAATAAATGAATTTCCCCATTCCAATGCTTATTCCTATACTGGGGCATAAACTTTGCCCCATCTACTTGGAATGTAAAATGATCTCTTAATTCATACTCAATGTGTGGTTGAGTTTCTAAATTTAAAAATACTTCGTTTGCTTTTTTAATAATAACGTCTGTTACACTCACGATGATTAATTCACCTGTGAGTATTTATCTACCCCAATCCACTCATAAATTTTTGATATTCTATAGCATTTTTAATTTGATATGTTCGATTGTGTATCATTTTAAGAATATTATCAATATAAAAAATCATTGTATCGTAATAATCATTCTTTAATGACACTGACGAAAGTTTTTCATCGGCATCCAAATATTTTTGAAGAGTATCTTTATCTCTAATCTTTTTAGGAAATGGAGTTTCTATATAGGTTTCTGGATCTGATTTTCCCGAATAATATTCATATCTTTCGTGTCGAATATTTTTTCTTTGTTGCTCTGCTTTCTTTTTTAGAAGTATTGTATTATTATAGATATCAAAGTATTTTGCGTGTAATGCTGGTATTTTCAATGATTCTGTGTGAAGATTATCTGGATCAATTATCGAATCTTTTTCCCACATTTTTTGAATCATTTCAAGGTCAAAATTCATAAATTATTTCCACTTAAATCAGTTATATTGTAGATAGTATACTTGAAACTTACGTCTGCTGTAAAGTATTGAATATCAGTATCTGTTGCATCAAAACTAATTGTAGAAAGAGAATATGGAAATAAATCTTTAAAACTTACATTAAACTTTGCAATTAAATTGCTACTTAAAATTTGTAAAGTTCCATCAGAGTAAATATTCATTGATTTTTGTAGATATTTTGGATTTACAATTCCATTGTTTTGAAGATCATAAATCTCTTCTAAACTTTCTGGATATCCAAGTCCACGAATCCAATTTTGAATTTCCATATAATTCTCAAGATTCTCATCAACTAAAAATCTAATATTTAAATCACCAAATACAATTTTATCTCCAGGAATATCAATATCTTTTAGATATGATGGTTGAATTGCAACACCTAAATTGAGGTCTGGTATGTTTGCTTGATTGCAAAAAAATGCAACTTTAGGACTTCTATCTAAAATAAATTTAAATCCAGTAGGAGAAAGAAAATTCCTATTTTCTATTTGTGTATCTCTTCTTGCCATTTTTTTAAGTATTTAGATAAAAAAAAGGAGACCTTTTAGGTCTCCAAAGATATTGTAGGTGGTGAATATGATCACCATATTTCTACATTAGATTTTTTACAGCAACACGTCTGTAGTAGCGGTTTTGATTGACATTAAGACCACCAAGACCCTGAGCAGTTCCTTCGGCAAATGGATTGGCAACAAGACCATAACGAGTCTTGAATCCGATTTTTGGTTGGAAGTTGTTCTCACCAACGGCACGAACCATTTGGAGAGGAACATAAGGGCAATAGAACAGTCCAGCATCATAAGGGGAAGAACCCTTATAACCAACAACATAATACTGATTACCAGGAGATGCATTACCTGAGGTCAGGTTAGCAGAATAAGGATCAATATAAACACGATACTTACCTTGCAGAACACCAGCAAAGGTGTTACCAGTGTCATCAACGTTGAGGTTGGCATTAAGAGCAGGTGTATAGTCAAGAACACCAGCCATGGTCAATGCTGAAGCAACGTCAGCAGAGCACATGATGATGTTACCCTTTCCACGACGAGTTCTTTGTGCGATTGCGTTAGCATCACGCTCGATTTGGAATAGAAGTCCTTTGAACTTCTCAACTGACCAACGACCGTTGGAATCAACGTCGAGGTCAAAGATACCAGCAGTTGCGGTATTCTGTACAGCACCTTGCTCAGCAACCTTATAGATGGTTCTGATAACTTCACGGTTGATTTCAGCAAGAATCTCTGTAGAGAGAATATTTGCCAATTCTGCCTCAGCATTCAATCCGTGAATTGCCTTGAGGTCTTGTGCGAGTTCTAATGAATACTCAGCTTTCAGTGCTCTGGATTTTGCAGTCACAGTGACTTTCTCAATTGAGAATGCCATCTGGTTGAATGCATCACCACTAGTACCATCAAGGTTCTCAGCATCACCTGTTACCATTCCCTGACCTACGTTATAGGCAGTAGAAGTAGCAGTACCAACAGGGTTTAAAACTGAAGGGTTAGTTCCACCTTGAGCAGTGGTACCAATACCAGCAGCACCATCGCTGAATCCAGAAGATTCGTCTAGTCCAGCATCTTGACCAGAGAATGCTGAATCTACTTCGTTGTAGAATGCTTCAGTGCCACTCTGATTTACATAACGTGAACGCATTGCGAAAATGAGTCCAGTAGGACCGCTCATTGGTTGTACGCCAGCAAGGTCGTATGCAACCAGATTAGGCATTGAACGTCTAATCAAGGAGATTAGAACTGGATCGAAACCAGCAGTAGGACCAGCAGCAGCAGAACCACCACCGAATGCTC